GGTCGCCTCCGTGCCGCCAGACGTGGGATCATAGACGTAGATCGGCTGAAAGCCGGTGCTGTTGATGGGGCAGGAAATGAGGTAGCCGCCCCAGTTGTCCATGGTCCAGTCGGTTGCCGGGATTGGCGTGCCGAGGCTGGGCGAGATGGATGCGCCCGTGCCGTATCCGCCGATGCCGTAGCCGTTGATGCCGTAGCCGGTACCCGCCGGGTTTGCACCCACGCCGAAGCTGTAGAGGTATCGCGCAAGGCCGCCATTGACGTAGGCGGTAGTTGAGGACGTGGCGACCTGCGGGCCGTTGATGACGAAGGACCAGCTATTGGGGACCGACTGGACCACGTAGTTGCCGTAGAGCGTGATGCCGCTGATCGTGGTCGTCACCAGCAGCGGGTAGGTGCTGCCGACGCTGTAGCCGTGGTTGGGTAGGGTCACGGTGACCGTGTTGAGCGCATTGGTAGTCGTGAAAGCCGCCACAGTGTAGGGCGTGCCGGTCAGGGTGGCCGATCCCACCACCTGGCTGTTGTTGACTTGATAGGTGCCGATGCCGCCCACAGTGCCGGTAAGCTGCGCCACGATGAAGGTGGCGGTTGAGGTTGTGCCGCCCGTGACCGTCTGGTTGGCCTGTATCGTGCCGCTGGTGGTCGCCGAGACGGTCAGGGTGGTTCCGCTTATGGAGCCCGTGAAAACGGCTGTAGAGGCCGTCTGGAGCAGCAGGAGGGGGTTTCCCAGAGCGTCCTGCGCGACCACGTTGTAGGTGGTCGTGGACAGCGTCGGATTGAAGGTCTGATACAGGCCGTAGAGGACCGTGCCGCCGACCGCGATGTGCGTCTGAATGAACACAGCATCGTATTGCGTGATGCCGGTGGTGGTGCCGTCCGTGATGGTAACCGTGCTCGATCCGGCCGTCGTGGCGAGACTGAGGGCCACGTTATCAGTGGTCGTGGACGGAGTGATGACGGCCAGATTGTTGTTCGTCAGGACGCCAAGCTGCGCGTAGGACTGGCCCGAGAGCGTCTGCGTGCCGAAGGCGAGGTGGCTGTTGAGATTGGGGTCCACCCACGCCCACAGGGCCCGCACGATGGCCGGGAGGGCTGTAGAGTAGTATTTGGTCCAGCCGCCCAGCTTCTGCACCAGAGCGCCCTGCGTGCGGTCGTAGATGAAGCGCACAAGCTGGGACTGCGAGAAGCCCGCCTCGTTGAGGGCGAACGTCTCGTTCTCATCCAGACCCGGCTTGAGCTTGAGGGAGGCGTGGGGCATGGCTTACTTCGGCGTTGCGACGGGTGAAACCGATTCAGAGGACCATGCGTAGGCCTCGAACTTCTTCCGATACTCCTCAACCATCGCGCCCTTCATGAGGGCTTGGTACTGGCTCTCGTAGGACTGGGCCATGGCCGGATCATCGCTCTGGCGTCCAAAGTTGCGCTGGTAGGCGCTGACGTAGATCATGCTGGCCATGATCAGCAGGTCCGGCAGGTAAGTCGAGATGAAGGTGGTGTTGGTGCCGGTGCCGCTGGTCACGTAAAGCGTGGGCATACGGATCGTGCCCACCAGCGTGACCGGATAGGCCTGATCGGGGATCGGGCCCACGATGAAGTACTGGTTGGTGTTGCCGCCCGCCGTGTCGCCGCCGTAGGGCGCAAAGTACGCGGGCGGTCCCCGCGTCGATCCGATGCCGTAGACGTTCTGCAGCCACTCCTTGGTCACTGGCAGAAGCGGCTGGCCGGTGCCGGTCAGGATGATGTTCTGCAGCGTCACGAAGTCACTGGTCAGCAGCGACAGGGTGTTGTTGCCGGTCGAGAGGCTGTAGGTGGTGTTGGTGGTCTGCAGCGGCAGCAGGTCGAGGTCGCGCTGAATGCGAAGCTCGGCATAGTTCAACATCTGGGGAAGGGCGTTCTGCATGGCCGTGTCGGAGAACACGGTCAGGCTGCCGTTGGTCGTGGTGTTGACCACCGCCAAGGTGGCGATCTGGGTGACGTAGGAGTTGTACGTCAGGGCGGTGGTGCTGGCGGCCATGGATTACCCCGAAATTGTCTTGACAGGGTAGCAGATCGCACCCCTTGGCGCTACAGCGTGCCGCCGCCTTCAAAATACGAGAGCGGGTGGCCGCCCGTGTACTGGAAGTGCGGGCACTCCTTGAACTTGGCCCAGTCGTGGCCCCATTCGAGGCCCTGCGCCTTGCCCAGTTCGCCGACAGTCGCCCACGCCGGATCGGAGCCATCCCAGACGCACTTGCCATTGCGGATCGGCACGCAGTCGTAGGCGAGGCGGTACTGGTGCATCGACTGCCCGCCCTTGGCATTGGTGACAATCGCGCCCGGCGTCGTGCGGCCCTGCGCGTACAGGGCGTCTTGATCCTCCGGCGAGCGGTAGGTGCAGGTGATCAGGAGGTCGATGCCTTCATTCTTGCAGGCCGCGATGTGGGCCATGCACTTGGCCATCACAGTCGGATGCAGGTCTATGAGGCTGCGGCTGCTCACCTGTCCACCTTCTTGTCGAGCTTGTTATAGATGCGGTCCAGTTGCTCCATGATCCGGTTGATGTCGTTCCGATAGTCGTCCTTCTGGACAAATTGTATGGGCAGTCGGGTCTCCAGATCGGAGATGTCCTGCCGCAGCTTCTGGGTGGCCACCCAAAGCTCCCTGATGGCGTAGCCGAGGGCCGCCGACACAAATGCGATGCTCCACTGGAGGAGTTGGTCGAATGTCATGTCAGGGGCCCACTTCGGGAATTGTCGTGTAACCATAGGGCAGCCCCACAATCGCGGTCACCATTCTGGTGGTCGAGGTCTGGAGCGGCCCGCTGGGGACCGCCGCGTAGGTCGTGTAGGTGAAGGCCGTGCCGGTCGTCACCGTGATGCTGTACATGCCGGTCGCACCCACATTCGTCAGGCCCTCGACGCTGATCTGAGCGCCCGTGGAGAGGCCGTGGGCCGTGCTGCAGGTGACCGTGATGGTGGTGGTGCCGTTAGCCGTTACGGACAACACCGGGATGACCTGCCCATAGGTCACGCCGCTCTGCAGGGGCATGATCGCACCCTGCTGCGACAGGCTGGTCGGCTGGCCGTAGGGCAGGCCCGTAGCGGAGCCCGCAGAGGCCGCCACAAAGTCTTCCACACGGGCATTGATGATGGGCGTGGGGTCCGCAGGCACCACGATGGCCCGAAGCTGCTCCTGCGGCGTGTCGTAGCAATCGCTGCACACCAGAATGCGCAAGTTCTGCAGTGCAGCACCCCGCCAGTCCATCTGCCACTTCAGATCGACCCAGTTGTAGCGGAAGCCACAACGGTCGCAGATGGCATGGGCCTGTGGGTTGCTTGGATTTGTGCGGGCTCTGCCCGCCTGAGACGCATAAGCCATCAGGGCCTCCAGTAACCAGAGACCATGGGCGAGATGTAGAAGTTGGCCGTCTCGACGTTCTGCGTGGCGGCGATGCTGTAGGCCTCGTCCGCCAGCGGCTTGATGATCTGCACCTTCTCGGGGGCCCAGATCATGGCCAAACGCTCCGCAAGACCGTAGGCGAAAGCCTCTTGGAAGTAGTAGGGCATCTCGATCTGCTGGCCGTTGGTGAAGTTGGCGTCGGAAAGCTGCCGGACCCGGTAGAAGTTGAACGAGGTCTCGTTGCCGTCCGGCACTGGCCATAGCGTCACGGTGGGGGCGAGCAGGCGGTCGAACCAGTAGGTGGTTGGGAAACCCTGCTGGTTTGGGTTGGGGTAACTGGCGTACTCCGTGCGGCTGATCGGCAGGATCAGGCGGTTCGTCGTCACGCCGCTGGAGGTCGTGACGATATAGGCGTCGAGCATCGCAACCGTACTGGACAGTACGCTGTAGGTCGCCTGTCCTTGCACCAGCGGGATGGTCTGGAGATCGACTGCCCACAGGTTCACGCCCTGAGACGACCACCGGCCCAGCATCATGTTGGCGGCCATGCGGGCCGATTCCATGTGCTCCTGCAGGATCGCAGTCCCCCGGATGCCGCACAAGTTGAAGGCGTAGAGGGTGATCTCGCCGAGCGACGGGTTGAACGTATAAGTCCCCGAGATAGCCATTTAAGCTCCTAGTAGGGTACGACCCCCATCTGGACGACGTTCATCGTCACCGTTCCGGTGCCGCTATTAAGCAGGAGCCGGACGTAGGTGGGGGCGTAGGCCAAGAACGAGGAGACGTTGGCGCTGGCACCGACGGCGTTCGTGTCCAGACTGGAGTTCCATGTGACCTGATAGGGCTGCACGGGGTTCGTCGGGCTGTTGGGGTCCTGATTGCTGGTCTGGACCGTGTAATTCACGGTGCCGGAAACGGCATTCTGAATCGAGGTCTGGGCGTTTGCGTACTCATCCAGACGCACCCACGGGCTGGCGGCCGTGGTGGTGGTGCCGACCGTGAATGTACCGGCGGCCGTGGCCGAGAGCGAAATGGACGAAATCGAGCGCCAGCTTGTCACTGAGGCCCCCGTCGTCGCGTTCGGCGCGGTCAGCAATTCGGTGGTGGTCGATCCGTTGGCGTCAACGCCCGTGATCGTGAGCGTCTTCGCGCTCTCGTTGGCCGAGGCGGTGAACAGGATGAAGCGCGGCGTGTCGAGCGTTGCCACCGCATTGGCGTAGATGGTCGTTGAGGAGACCGTCTGCGCCGGAGTGACGACATAGGTGCCGACGCCGCCGGTTCCCGTAATCACGCCGGTCACGGTGGTGCCGACGGACACTTGCGACCCGTTCAGGGCCTGCCCGATCTGGATCGCCCCAGCGGTCAGGGCGGTGACGGTCATCACATTGCCGGAAATGGAGGCAGTGACAGTGGCGAAAGAGGTGACGAGGCCGCCATTGAGCACAAAGGTCGTGGAGGCATTGGGGGTCTGCGAGGCGCAGATGTTCGTGGCCGACGCGGTGGCGAGAGGGCCGACAGAAACTGTTACTGGGCGCATTCGTTCAACCTCTCAAAAATTCACACCAGACTAGCACTTAACGTCCCAACGCTTAAGGGCCAGATTGATCCGGCTGTTGGGGTCGTGCGCCGTCTTGGCGGACGTGAGTTTTTCCTTCATGCCGCACATGCGGGTCCGAAAGTTATCCCGGCGCTGGGCCGCCTCGGGGCTGTGGGCCGCCTCAGAGGCCCGCACGGGCTTCTTGATGTCATGACCCTCGGCCCGCAGAGATGCCCGCCCACGGTCGTTCAGGCCGCCCTGCGGGGACTTCCCTTCGTCTCGGGTCCAAGCTCCAGACATTTTTGCCTCCTTACGGCAAAACGGGGGCGCTAAGGCCCCCGTCCGCGTAGCTTCGCTTCCGAGGCCGGAGCCTCAGTCCATTTCCATGTCGAGCTTGCGACCCTTCGGGACCTCGCCGTGGAAGGCGGAGGTGAAGGGGTGGCTGTCGGAGCCAACCTTGCCGCCGGACTTGCGAGGCTTGCGGCCAGCGTGATGCTTGGCATGCTCACCGTGGACGTGGCCGACATGCTTGGCCATGTGGTGCTTCACATGACCACCATGACGGCGGCGCATCTTGGTGCCCTCGTCTTGCGGGCCAAAGCCCTCGCCCTCTTGAGAGCCGTGCAGGGCCTTGCCGCCACGCTTGCGGGCAGTCCGCTTCGTGGTGGTGTGGTGCTCAGCGCCAAAGCCTTCGTGATGCTTGCCGTGGATGCCGTGGTGGGCATGGCCGTGGGCGTGCATGACGCCGCCGCCGGTCTTGCGAGCGTGGCGCTTGTGCTTCACATGGCCGCCGTGCTTGCGCTCTTCGGCTTCGTGATCGATTTCCCTGGCTTCAGTCCGGGCTTCCGGCTTGTCGCGCAGGTCCATCTCTGCCTCGTTGACGCCGCCGGTAGCCCGGTGATGACGTCCGTAATGTTCATGATGCTTCATGGCTCATGCCTTCCTTAGAAGTTGCTGTACTGCGTGGCCCCAAAGAGGCCAGCAGTGAACCCGATATTCTGGGCCTGCGGAGATTGACGGACCGCCAACTTGTTTCCGCCCGATCCGGTGGCGGACGTAAATGCATAAGTTCCACGAACATCGCCAGTGGTGGCACTGGGGGCAGTCCGGTCGCTAGGCAGGTAGCCAGTGGCCGCTGTAACGGCCGTGACAGCAGTCATGGAGGCGGCCGAATTGATCGCGATGTCCGCAAACGTATCCGACCGGAGCGGGAGCCCGAAGACATCGAGCGTATCGACGGAGTAGGCGTGGGTCGCGTCGGCGGCGTTCAGGACCACGGACCTGATGTACTTGAACGCCTTCTTGCCGACGTTTTGCGTGTTGGCGACGAGCGTGATGGTTTCCACCATGGGGAAGCCATAGATGTCGTAGCCAGACACGGTCGCCGAAGTGGCGGTGGCACCCGCCACCGTGGTGACCGCCACAGCGCGCGCAATCAAGGCCTGCGGGTTCCACATGGCAATTTCGGGAGAGCCCGTGTTGCCAAACGGAACAATGCAGGTCGAGGGGTTCTGGAAGGCCAGCGTCACCGTGCCCGACGTGATCGTCAGGTTGCTGCTGGAAAGTTGGTAGGTTCCAACAAACCCCTGCCCAACCGTGCCGCCCGTAAGCTGAGACACGATAGACGTTCCCGCAATCGCGCCCGAAGACGTGGTGCCAGTGGACGACAGCAGCACCATGCCGTTGGAGACGGGCATGGCGGAGTTTGCCGTGATGGTCATGACGCCGTTGGTAATCGACGCCGTGACGGACGTGTAGGCGTCGAGTGCAATCAGGCCCGCGCCGTTCACGCCGGTATCAATCACGCCAGTGTCGGCGCGGGTGACGGACGGAGTGACGTAGACGCCGGTCGTGGACGAGTTGGCCGTCACCAGCGTCAGGGTGGCGCTGGTGGCGTTGGCGCTGGCGGAAATTGCGGCCACGGCCTTGGTATAGGGGACGACACTGAGCGTGGTGATGTTGTCAATGCCGAGCCAGCCGTAATCGACCTGCGTGTAGGATTCGCCGGGGAAGTAGGTGTACGGCGTGCGCGGATCGAGAATGGCCACTCCGCCCCAGAACATGGACGGGCCAAGGTCGGGGTTGTATTCAATCGCCGGGAAGGGCGACTGGCCAAAAACGATCAGCGGGCCGGAAATGCCAGAAATGGCCATGCCGCTATCTCCTTACGAGGTCGGGAACGCACCGTAGATCGCGCGCCAGTTATAGTAGCCGAAGCTGTAACGCTCGTAGCCCTTGACGAGCAGATTGTCGGTCACGAAGTCCACTTGCATGTCCGTCTCGAACTTGACCCGCTCCATGTAGGAGAGGCCGTCGATGTTGGTCAGCAGGAACCACGCGAAGGACGAGGTGAGGAAGTCGTCAACCATGTAGCCTTCCGGCAGACCGCCAGCGGTCGTCAGGATAGCGTTCACATCGTTGTCGGCGGTGCCGGGACGAAGCTCGGTCTTGGTCAGGCGGATGGCCACCGGCTCAAGCTGCGGCGGGATGATCAGCTTCCGCCCGCGAGCGAACACCTTCAGACCGGCTTGGTCCTTGAAGTTCGTGCGGATGGAGATCATGCCGTTCAGCAGGGTGCTCTCGTTGAGGTCAACCTGCGTCAGCGGGGTGTTGGCGACCGTACCACCGTCGATGGGGTGGGCGGTGGAGCAGAGCGCCACGCCGTCGCCGCCGACTTGGTTGTTGTAGGTCTGAGCCGTGTTCAGGATCGACGCGCCGTAGATTTCCTTGGTCTGCTGGAAGGATTCAATCAGGCCGAGGTTCGACGGGTGGAACTGCGTCTTGTAGAGGTTGTCGTCGATGGCCTTGCGGGTGATCGCGTAGCCCAGAGCGATTTCCGAGTGCTCTTGGTTGTACACGTACCGCTCACCAGCGCCGTTGTCGAAGGAGGTCTGGCCGCCTTCGGTCTTAAGCTGGGCCAGCCCGAGGTAGCGCATTTCAGCGGTACGTTCGAGCGCCAGCTTCGAGTCGTGCTTGGTGAAAATCTTGTCGTACTGAGACGGGATCATCTCGTACTTGCCTTCAATCCCCCGCAGGCCCGGAAGGAGAAGGTCTTTAATTGCTGAAAGGTTAACAGCCATTGGTCCTTACTCCTTAGACGCCAGCGAAGCCGCGCGGCATCGAGTTGTTAAACCCGACGACGATGCGGTTGTACGCGGTGGTGTTGTCGTTTCCGTTGATCGAAGCGAGCGGGCTGGTCGCGCCGGGCACGTAGTTTGCGAGGGCGAGAATGCGGAACGGCAGGTAGTTGTTGGCCGTAGCGCCCGCCGGGTTGTTCGCAATCAGGGTGTACTGGTCGGCGAAGTAAGTGGACAGGCCGTTGGCGGTGACGCCGTTGGTCGTGGTCACGCCCGACTGGCTGTAGTTGAAGCCGATGTTCTGGCCGATGTTGGCAAGGCCGACCGCCGTGGCGGTGGTGTTGGAGTTGCCTGCCATGACCGAGAATTGGGCATTCGGGTCAGTGATGACGTAGGCGGTCACGTCGCCGTTGGCGTCAGAGCCCGGCCAGTAGTTGCGCCACACCGGATACTTGTTCGCGGTGGACAGGTAGCGGCAGCCGACGAACACGCCCGCAACCGGGGTGAACAGGTAGCCGGTGGTGGCCTGTGTCGAGAGCGCCGCGCCCGAGTAGGCGAAGGTGACGGTCGTGGTCGAGGCCGACAGCACCTGCCACGCACCGTTCAGGGTGGTGGCGGTCGTCAGGCCGGTGAGGACCAGATACGAGCCAACCGGCGGGACAGCGGTCACGGCGGTGAAAGTCGCGGTCACGACACCGTTCGACAGGGTGAAGCCGGAGATGGCCAGCGACTGCTGGGCGGCGGCCTGCGTAATGTAGCCGGTGCCGACGCCAGTCGTGCCGACAGCCTGAACTACCGGGTCGCCGGAGAAAATGGGGGTGGTGTTGGTGCTCGCGATGGCAAGCTGGGTCTGTTCATAGGTCGGCGAGGAGCCGGTGCCCTGATACTGCTGAAATCCGTTCGGCGCGAACGTATTCGCCATGACGGGTTCTCCTTTGGGGAAGAGCCATCATCGCGCACCGGGGCGACTTAGGATCGGGAAATCATTGCAGCCCTCCACGCCGGGGGAGGGGATGACGGAGCCTATACGTGCTTTTTCGGAGGTGTCAAACGAAAAGGG